CCATTCTGGTATTTGACCTGAATACAGCAACGAAACCAATTCCCTAAACGATTTCGCCCATCCAATTTTTGAATCTGGTATATGTATGACTGTATCTGTTGCATGGAAATCCTCTGCAATCTCTGGAAGCTTAGAAACATATTGCTCTTCAACACTAAAGCCAACGCCTGTGCCGCACATAAGTACATACATCATTTCGTCAAAGGCGCGAGGACTGTCGATAGCAATATAACTACAATTGAATCCTGCTACGTTGTCACGATCCAAAGCTTCTCCAGCGGTCATCAAAGCTCGCATGGATGGCATGACTTCTAAACCATGAATAGCTTTGTAGATTTCTTTTTGCTCGTCTACGTCTAGCTTATCGCCCCAATATTTTACATAACGATCTACTGTTTCTTCCCATGTCTCCCGCCGCTCTTCGCTTGGAAGGTATCGAGCATAACGACTCTTGTGAATATAAGACTCATACGAACCAAGTTCATTTGTTTCAAAGGTACTCATTCTTAACCTCAGTTATCAAGTGGTAGGTTGGTGTGCATTTCTTTTGCAAAGTCATAGGCTTCATCGGCTGTAGGAAAAATCATTTTCTTACTGGCCCAATCGCCGTCTTCAGTGCGCCCTGAAAGCTCTACCATAAAGCCGTTGGAATAGCGGTAAACTTCAATGCGCTCATTAATCTTTGCAATGTTTGTTTCAGTCATAGTGATTCTCCTCATTATGTTATCACGTTCTTCATCAGTGTAGTTACTCCAGAAAACAATTTCTGATATTGTTCTATGACAGCCAACACAGATATCATTTTCAGTTTTACATATGGCTATGCACGGCGATCTCATTCCAACTCTTCAATGTCGTTCAGGTCATTTATGTTTAGCTTATATTTGTTGCGCTTTTTTATTGGCTTGTACTTTTCGTCGGGCCGCTCTTCATATTTTTTTCTTTTGTGGCGGCTAAACTTTTCTAAACGCTCGCGCTTGCGATCATTCATCATCACCTATGCTCCCCCTCTTTGAAACATCTATCCAATCTTCTGGGATACTGTCTTCAGAAAACCATCTAAATCCTTTAGAAGAGGCCCACTCAGCGTGGTTTCTTTTTGTGCCGTCCTTCCTACGTTTGGCCTGTGGCATAGGTGCATTGGGATCAGCAAATAAAAATACTAGTTCGATATCTTCTGGTAAAGCCTTAGCAATCCACACATACTTGTTGTACTCATTATGATCCCAGAAGCGCCCCTTCGCTTCAAGATATATTTTCTTCCCGCCTATTTCACGAATGAAATCTGGATGATAAGTATGTTCAACAATATAAGCGGCTTGTTCCGAATGAATCTTCCATTCGTTTAGGATGCCTGAGTGTAACTCATACTCCCAATTAGAATCGTAGCCACGAATAGGTGCTTTGTCAGTAGGCCGCTTAACGCGAGCCTTCCTGTATCCTTTTTTTATTTTAGGTTTCAATGTACTGTGGGTATTCCTTCAAAGTGAATCTTCAATATAGCATACAACTCAAACAAAAGATCATCGTCTATTGTTTCTTCATCTGCTAACTGTTTAGCGCAGAAAAATATTAACGCCTCAAGAGTAGTAGCTTTCATTTTAGGTCAGCGGCAGTGTAGCTGTCAATAGGCTTGTCTGTATTCTTATTATAAAAATACTTTAATCTATTTCTTGTCCACTTTTCTGTGAAAGCAGAGTTAAAAAACTGTTTGTCCTTGAAATAGTGGGACGTTTGGTTAAGGTACTGTTTATAGTTTTTTAAGTTTATCTTTTCTGCTTCTTCTTCTGGCATGATGCTCTGCAACCACTCAACAGAAATAACTTTTACCTGACGATTGATCTTCTTCATTGTCTTCTGGTTCATGTTATTTCCTCTACTCTTGGTGCAACCTCAACGTGCGTAAAGTAAGCAGGCCCATTAGCATACTTAAATGTTCGTAAGCCTTGACCGTTATTAGAATCTTTATAGCATTCAAACTTATAAGGACAGTAATTACAGTTGCGGTTCAGCTTCATGTTGCCTTTCTTACCTTCTGGTACAGACTCATAGCATCTTTCTGGAGGTGTAGCCAGCTTCAATGCTTTGCGTGTGCGTTGTATCTGAGAGGTTATACTAGGCTTGTCAAGCTCTTCTGGGCGATATAAGCATAGCTCACCGCTCTCTTTATTAATGACAAGGAAACCCCCTTCAGAGGACTTCTCAGCCTCTTCGTAGCCAGCAAGCTGGGACATATAACCAAAGGGATCATCTTCACGCAGACGGCCCTCACGAAACTTATTGAAGGCTATCTTAGAAGCAGTTTTTACATCGACTACTTCGCCATCTATCTTACAATCAATGTGTCCTTTGATGCCGCGAACATCGACCTCCTTCTGCTCGTCAGTAACTTTATGGCCTGCGGCCCTGACAAGCATAAGAAGAATCTCTTCTAGGATATGTCCGTACAAGAACTTGATTTGTGTGGAAGGCATTGGGCCTGAAGATTCAGCAGGCATATTCTGCTCATACCAAAGCTGTCTAGCAGGGCGACCAATATTAGACATACGCAGAGTAAACTCTGAGTTCCTTTCGGATGGTCTAGCCCAAGCCAAGATGGAATCTTTCATACGAGCTAGAGTAAAGTCTAGATCTTCTTCTGATAAATTAAATTCACGGCCTTCGGATAAAGCTGAAAGCTGTCCATATATATCGTCAATTAGTGTGTCAAGTTTCATTTACGATGCCTTACGAAGCGACACTTCCGTGTCTTTGAATTGTAGTGTAGATATTGTACACCAAGTTCTTTCTGAAGTGCAGTCTTTGCAGAGAGCCTGCCGTCTTTATAAGACTTTACATCTATCAAAGTGATTTCGCCTTCTGGGTTCATGGCAACAATGTCCACTGGCCCTGTGCATCCGCAGTTCTTGAACACATGATAGCCATTATCCCATAGCCATGTGATGGCGTAATGTTCTGCTAAATCACCGATTCTGTTAGGCTCGTGAGCTTGTTTCATATAGGAAGTCCTCCAAAGACTGTAGGTTGATCTGCTCTACTGCATGAAGCTCGCCCCAGCCTAAATTAGTGATTGTATTAACATTAAGAATATCTTCTTTTTTACAAAAGCCTGCACATCTGTATTCTGGAAAAGAGCCTATCATTAACATATAATAATCACAAGACTTTTCTTTTTTATGCGTTGCCGCTATAAGTTTACCAGACTGATACTTTGTTGCCTTTACATCTATCGTAATATTATTAATTTTTAAATCGTGATCGGGTACTTTTTCTATCTGGAGATCAGGCCAAAGATTCAACAGCTTTGCGGCAACCATCTCAGAGCCAACGCCCTCCAAGTCGGTACTGTAGTTGGATTGAGGCCCTTTTTTATTATCGACAATGCCTCTTTCTCTTGCTTTTTTATATCTAGCCTTTGCTAAATAGGTTGCTATTTTTTGTTCAGTTTCAGTGAGTTTCACTCCAGTTATCTCCTATCTTGTACTCTCCGTCAAGCTCACAGAAAAGCTCAAGCTCTTCCCCCGTTCTACGAATAGCATCTACACCTAACTGACCCACACAATCAGATTGTTTTTCTATAGCTTCTATCTGCCATTCATCATGGACGTTGCAGACAAAGTGTGCGTCAAGAGTATTAAGTTTTATGTCGCGGTGTAAGTTTATCATAGCGTGTTTCATAACGATAGCCCCTGCGCTCTGAAGCAATGTGTTAAGTGCGGCGTGTTCAGATCGAACATATAGCTTGCGACCATCAAGGCCCTTTAAGAAACCTTTTGAAGCCGCTCGTCCAACTGCGTCTTTAAGATGTTTAAATGCAGGGAGATTATCGAAGAAACGCTTTCTAAGTTTCGCACCATCGCGTTTGTTTCCTCCAACCACACTGCCAAGTTTTTCATCTCCTGCTCCGTATAAGAGTGCATAGATAAATGTCTTTGCCTGATTTCTTGATTCAAGCCCTGCAAGTCTTTGGTTAGTTGAGTGTATGTCTCCGTGCAGTATTTCATTTTTGAAGTCCTCGTCCTTCATATAGTGTGCAAGCATTCGTAACTCAAGGCCGCTAGCATCAATACCAATCAGCTTGTAGCCTTCTGGTACAGTCCAACAGGCTCGACACTCTTTACCATAGGGTGCAGAAACACTAGGAACCTGTGCCATATTAGGGCTGTTGTGTGTCATGCGGCCTGTGATAGTACCATTAGGATTTACAAAGCCGCGTACACGCTCATCTTCATGGGCCGCTTTGAGCCAAGAAGACACCTGTGCTATACGCTTTTGTAATAGAAGATATTCTGCAATAAGCTTTGCTTCAGGTATATCTGTGATCTTGCTGAGTGTAGATTCATCTACGATTGGCTGGCCCGTAGGAGTAAACTTCTTTGGCTCCCATCCAAAGTCAATTAGATATTCACCAATCTGTTTGCGTGATCCAAGATTGAAAGGAACTTCCTCAATCCGTACAGCTTTGCGCTTGGTTGCAAGCTCTTCATATTCTTCTTGTGTCAGTCGGCTTTTCTTTTCTGAGCCTTGGATAAGGCCCATCTTAGAAAGCGCACCTGTCTTGGTGAAGTGTGGTAGAAGAATAGTTTTTAGTTGTTTAGGTCTGAAGGTCTTTTGAACTTCACGCTCTACTTCTTTTAGGCGATCAGTCAGTTCAGCTTCAAGGATTGTAGCCGCACGAATATCTAATAAGAATCCATGATCCCTCTGTTCTGCAATAATCTTTAGGGTGTCATGCTCTATCGTTACCGACTGTCGGCTGAAGCCACGAGACTCAACCTTTAAACTATTAAACATCTTTGCATTGAGGACAGCATCATTGCGGCAATAGTTCAACATCTCTGGGGTATACTCCCCAAATTCTGTATGATCTATTTTCTGTAGACCAATACGATATCCCCAAGACTCAAGACTATGTCCTCCTTCTCTAGTGGGATTAAATAGGCGAGAGAGTACAAGAGTATCTACAATCGCTCGCCCTTCTGATAGGTCTATGTTGTGTATCTTCTTGATAGCTGGAAGATCATAGCCAATAATATTATGGCCTATCAGCTTTTCAGCACTTGTAAGAAATGCAAGACCATTGACAATCTCAGTAGGCCCAAAGGTTTTGGTTTCACCAGAGTCAGGATCAACTGCGGCAATACACCAAATCTTTGTAGGCTCTAGACTGTCAGCCTCAATATCAAAGACTATTGATTTCATAATTCAATCTCATTTTGATCTTCTTCTTCCATTGCAATCTCGCTGAGTCTACCAGTATCTTTGTCATAAAACAAATGCGTGGCTATCCCTGTGTCTCCTGTGTAACGAGACTTGAGGACACGTACTCTAGTAGTACTAGCTTCAATAGGATCTTCGGCTTGCTGGTTGCGCTCCAAAGATATCACTGAATCAGATAGCTGTGCAATACTTTGCGATCCTCTCATATGACTAAGGTTTACTTCTATACCATTCTCGTGACCGCGATTACCATCAACCCTGCGGAGGTGCGATACAAGGATTAGACCTACCCCTGTCTCTTCAACGAGCGTTCTGAAGTTGTGCATGATAGCATCTATATTACGGCGCTCGTCGCCATCAGTGGTCATAGAGAGTAGCATATGCAAGTGGTCAAAGATAATCCACTTACACTCAAGGCCCATCGCCATGAAGCGTAGCTTACTAAAGACGCTATCAACATCATTCATTCCAAGGTGGGCATGGATATAAACTCTATTCTCGTTGTTGCCACCATAAAGAACATTGAAGAAATTATCTATCTCTTCTTCGCTGTACTTAACTCTGACGCTATCAATGTGTAGGCGATCATTAGCTTCAATAGAAAGGATGCCATCGACTGTGCGCCTCCAATCTTCTTCAAGAGCTATTACACCAACACGATCATTAGTATTAGTAATCAACCAGTGCTGAAGCTCTCGCGTCACACTAGACTTACCAAGACCTGTACCGCCCGTCAAAGTAATTAGTTCTTTCTGTCTTAGTCCTTCAAGCTTATTGTTAAGGCCATGCCAAGGATAAGGTATTGATTCTTTCTTTTCACGCTTCTTGTAGTTCTCACGCTCTTCACTGACGTTTAAAATTCCAGACGGCGTATAAAGTTTTGCACCCCACCACGCAGTAACGTAAGCTTTGTGGTGACCCAACTTGAGCATTTCATTAGGATCTTTGAATTCCACAGGGAGTGAAAGTATCTTAGCCTTCCCCGGCTTGATGATACGCGCCACTTTCTTTGCGGCTTCTCTTCCGGGCTTGTCGTTGTCGAAAGAAATAACCACCGTATCAAACGATTCAAGGAATTCAAGATTTTCTTGAACGTCTTTGACTGCACCCTGCGCTCCATTCTTAA